ACATAATAAGTTCCAAATTTAGTTTCTATCTTTTCTTGAGCCATAACATTCTAATTTTTCATTTTTAACATTCCATAAATCTTTTACACCTTCTGTCATATGACAATTGTGTTTCTTACCAGTTCTATTACCGAACTCCACAATCATATTATTATGATGATTACGAATAAGGTGCGGGCATTCCTTACAAGGTTTTTTCATAAAACAAAGATAAGAAATTAATTTGATTGAAAAAAATGAGAGTGATAAAAAAAATTAAAAAAATATATAATACTTTTATATATCAAACAAAAAAATATAATAAATAAAATTGAAAAAATATAAATTGTTATAAACAATAAATTATAAATCTCGTATCTGTGTTTTAACGATTACTAATCTATCACCCAATTCTGGATTGAGTTTTGTGATTCGTATTTTTTCACGCTCTAAAGTTTTTATATTATTTGACCATTTATTGTATTCATATAAACGAGTTCCATCCAAAAGAACATAGTAATATGAACCGAATTTAGATTTAAAGTAATCATCCGCAAAAGACACCTTTTTCATATTTTTAATTTACTAGTTTATAACAACAAATATAAGAAATATTTTTTAATTAAAGATGTTTGGATCAGAAAAAAAATAAATTAGAAATAAAACATAATCATAAAGAAAATAATAGATCAACACAAATGAAATAAAAAAAATACAAATGGTCAGATTTTTATTTTCAACCAACATGAAATGAAGTGTTTCACAAAGATCAATAAAAAAAAATCCTAACATGAAAAATACTAATAAGAAAAGAAATAGTATTATCATCTAATTACTTGTTTGAGGGTTTCAGTTGAATTATTATCTGTGATTATTGATACATAATAAATACCTGATGTAAGGTGTATATCTGACACATTAAACAAATTGATACCTTGTGTTATTTTAACTTCTTTTGAATAAACCACAGATCCTTTAGAATCTTTAACAATTAAACTTCCAGTACCAATTAGTTGTTTGTTGTTTAATATAACTTGAAAGTCCCCTGAACTTGGATTTGGAAATATTGAAAAGTAACCTTTTGTATTTCCATTACAAATAACATTTATTGGTCCATACTCTTTGAATTGTCCGTCAATATCATATTGTAATAATTTATAATAGTTATTCCCATCAATTGCATTCCCGTCTTTTGTATTGTATGTCAATTCTTGAGTTGAGTTACCGGCAGATTCCAAAGTTGTTAATGAAGACCAATTAATACCATCCCTTGATTTTACAACTTCAAAATAGTCTGAGTTATGTTCGGTTGCTGTTTTCCACTCTAAAGATATGATATTTTCATTACAAGATCCATCAAATGATAATAACTCAACAGGTAATGCACCATTTGTAATAATGTTCATAAATCTAACTTGTGTCCCACAATTTGATGAATTTGAAACCGTAACTCTAACCGATCCATCTGTTGTTGTTTGAGGCCAATAAAAAGATATTGATGGTGTATTTGAGTTTGGTATGTTTATCCAAAATGGTGCTGTAATAGATTCGGTGTATGCCCATTGATAAGTTGCGTTTGCAACTGGTGTAATAGAATAACTTTCTTGTGTTCCTGCAATTATTGTATTATTTCCCGATACCGTTGAAACAAATCCCACTGACGGATTAACATTTATTGTTGTTGATGTTGAGTTGGAACAACCATTAAACGATACAGAAAGTTGATAAGATTGTGTTGTTGTTGGTGACGCAAAAGGACTTGGTGCTGATGGATTTGTCAAACCTGTTGATGGTGTCCAAGTGTATGTTGGTGTTGACCCTGCAGGAAGTCCAGATACCGAACTAACTAATTGAGTATTAGTCCCTGAACAAATAGTATTACTCACGGGTGTAACTGAAACATTAGGTGTTGGATTGACCGTTACGGCAGTAGAAACACAACCATTACTAAAAAGTCCTCCACTAAAATTTCTTGCGTAGTATGTAGTTGTAGCATTTGGCGAAACCGTTATAGAATTACCGGTTCCTATTTGAGTTACTCCACATCCAGTGGTATACCAATATACCGTACCTATTGATCCATTTGCTATAAGTGTAGTAGAATTACCGGCACATATAGGATTAGCTGTTTGTGTTATTGAAGTTGGATTAGCCGGTGCCGGAGTTGAGCAAAGTAATCCTAATTGAAATGCACTATTTGAGCTGTATCCATGAACTAATATGTAGTAATTTGTTCCAGCCGTGGAAGTCCATGAAAATGAAGCGGATGAACTAGAACATGAAGGACCCCAATCATCATTCCCACCAATACAAGTTAGTGATGAACAATTAGGACCACTAAATACTGATATTTTACTATCCCATGCGGTCGCACATAAATTAGCGGTCATATTTTGTCCGTTTCCTGTAACTACATACCAAACACCACCAGTTGTTTGACTAACACCACAAAAACCACCCATTTCACCTGTCCCTGTGTTTGTGGAGTTTACGGTCGTTCCAGCAATTGTTTGACCGCAGTTAATGTTGGTCGCGTTACATACTAAATCATTTGATGGTGCTGCGGGTGCTGAGCAAGATAAACATTCAATGGTAGAAGTTCCACAGGAAGATGAGGTCCCACAAGATGAGTTTGTGTTATAGTGAATGTAATATGTTCCTGAAATTGGTGCGGTCCAAGTTAATGGTGAAAAACCTGCAGCAACTACCGTTCCATTATAAGATGTGTGTCTAACGGTAATATAACCCCCCAAATTATATGTTGATCTATATTGTCTACCTGAAACTACACTAAAAATTGTATTATATTCTGATTGAAATGTACAAGTACTAATTGTTTGTGGTCCCGGAACTGATGGTGCTGTTAATGATCCATAAGCATATAGATTTACACAACCACCACCACCACCACCTGAACAACTACCAATACAAGTATAACCACCTGATGTTGCACTTCCTGTTGTTGGTTGTATAGTATTTAAGAGAATTGTTCCTGTATTATTTCTAATTTGAACTCTCATTTCAGATGGATATGTTCCTGCCGTTGTTCTCCATACTCTAATTATTTGACCTGATGACGCAGTAAAGTTAAATATTGCAGGTCCTAATCCTGAATTAAGGGTTATGTTTGTCAATACCGTTAATCCATTAACAGAAACAGAAACTCTTCCACCATTCCATCCATCTCCCCATGTATCAGTAAGATATATTTGATGAGTACAAGATTGGGAAATGACGAAACTTGTAAAAAAAACAAAAATTGATAATAAAAAATTTTTCATTGCGTGCGAATTTAGGTTAGTAAATTTAACGCTCACTTGAAGAATTCTTTTTTTAGAAAACCCCCATCTACCATGGGCCGGTCGAGACTACTAATAAATATGAAGAAATACGTAATAAGAATATATTAATTTAACTCTATTGAGCAAAACCAACTTTTGATTTATTATTTCTTGATTTTTACGGTATCAACAGGTATTAAAACAACAGAAATAACTCCTTTTTTAAGAAAATTAAGTTTTTTTGCTGTTCCGTAACTAAGATCAATAAGAATTGATGATGATTTTGGAAGTCTGTCATTAACTTTAACATAACATACCGAATCGTTATTTAAGTTTTTAACTTTCAGTATTGTTCCAAACTTGAAGTGTTTGTGTGCCGCGGTCAGACTATCGGCATGAAACCTTTCTCCTGATGCTGTAAGTCTTCCAGTCCAATGTTGTCCGTAATAGGTCGCCTTACCTTTATATTCAGTTGGATCTGAAGAAACAAAAGAAATTAGAAAGGTTGATAATAAAATTAAAATTATTTTATTTAAAATTTTTGTAGTCATAAGTTGTAGATATTTTTCTTTTACCATATTTTTTTTCCATTATTTGTTGATGAAGATTCCAATTTAAAATTGATTCACTAACAGGTTGTTCATCGTCTTTTGCCATATCATATAGTTTTGATATTTTTTTTAACATTTTGTTTGCTACATATTGAAATTTTTCAAATTCAACCTCAAAAAACTTAGTTGGGTTTTTTTCGTATTTAATTGTTTGAGATAAAAACTTTTGTCTGATCTCATCCGTCTTTTCTAACGCTTTAATTTTTTCTTCAGCCCCTGAAGGTAATAAACCAAGTTGTCCTCCAAATCTTAAAAAGTCATCCATAGCGTGTTCTGTCATTGTAACAAACAATTGCATTTTATTATTTACCAAATCAATATAGACAAGCTCCAAAACCCGATTTATTTTTTCGTCAATAGTCATGTTTGATGGATCCTCATTTACATGTTCTAAAAGTTTGTCCAATCTTTCTTCTTGTTCTTTTAATTGTAAAATAAAATCATAAAATGTAAAGTTTTTGATTTCAACTAACTCTTTATAAACTCTATTATTTTCTAAAAATTCTTTGAATTGTGATTTTGTAATATTTTTTCTTTTCAACGAATAGGCAACCTCCGTTGGTCTAACAAGGTTTTCAATTGCATGGATATAATACATATACCTATAAAATACCCTATCAATTGCCGGTATTCCAAAATTACCTCTTCTTTGTGTTGCTTGATATTCGGCGTCAGGACCAATCAAACCAAATTGTTTTGATTGTTTGTCGTATTTGTGTTTTATTTCATGAGCTAAAGATGAAACGTGATCGTCTCTTTCTTCTTCCATTTTATCAATAAGACCTTCGGGTGACCAATTTTCACCAACAGCAAAAGTTATACTCAATTCTAATTTTGTTGATGGTTGGTTTTCTTTCATGAAGTTATCCCTGTTAAACCCAAAACCACCTCCCGTTCCCATAGAAATAATATCTAAGACACCTTCTTCATCTTCAATCTCTTCAATATTAACTTTAAGTTCATATGAATCAATTTTTATTTTTTTCTTATCTCCCAATTCAAAGTTAATTTCTCCATCAAAGGTGTAATCGTCTTGAATGGTGTTTATTGATTTTATGTCTTGCTCTACAATATCATATAACATATCGGCAGCATCCAAAATATTATCGGGAACCCCTAATGCTTCAGTAATAAGTCTCAATTGACTTTCGGTGATTAAAATATTTTTCATAATAATAAATATGTCGTATTTTTTTTTAAAAAGTAGTATTTTTTCAATTTATAAGATATTTATATATATGAGAAAAAAATTAAATAAAGAAGATAAAAGAGTTAAAATTTCAATCACATTATCTCCAAATATTAATAAAAAAATGGAAGATAGTCTAATAAACAAATCAAAATTAATTGAAAATCTATTAATTAATTACTACAATGGTGCAAAAATATAAAGTTTATATAATAAAGTCATTGGTTAATGATAAAATCTATATTGGGTATACAAAACATTCATTAAAACATAGATTATCTACACATTTCAGGAATGCCAAAAAAAATTCAATGGTCAATAACAAATTTGCAAGAGCCATACTGAAATATGGTTTGGATAATTTTACTATTGACTTACTTTATGAGTGTTCAGACAAAAATGAAGCGTTAATGAAAGAAGTTTTTTTTATTAATCAATACGATTCATATAAATTAGGATATAACTCAACAGGAGGTGGTGAAGTCGGTTCACCTAATAAAAACCACGCAGACTTTTCGGGTGAAAAAAACCCATTTTACGGTAAAAAACACGATTTAGAAACAAGGAAAAAAATAGGGCAAAGAGAATATAAAACAGGTAAAGATCATATGTGGTATGGAGTTAAACATAAATCTTCATTCAAAGAGGGTGAAGAACACCCTCTTGCAATACAGATAACGATTGACGGTGTGAAATATGGTTCAATACTACAAGCATGTAAAATACTAAACCTTAGTCGGCGTAAGGTAATTAAATTAGCCGACAATCCCAACTAAATTATCTAAATGGTGATCATTATCTATTTCAGAACTAATTGGTATTCGATCCATCATATGCACAATTTCACTTAAACTATATGGGTGATAATTATTTCCATCAACTCCCACATCCATTTTTTTACCATTACCGAATTTATTTTTATACCCTGAATGTATGTGTCCATGAAGATGGATTACACCTTTGTTAAGTCCGTTCCAACTTGAAAAGGGATAATGACACATCACAAAGTTTTGTCCGTAGATTTTAACTTGTAAGTAATCAGATACACTACTGAATCTTTCTTGAATATTTTCTTGATTGTTTCGTATGTGATGATCGTGATTTCCTAACACAAGGTGAATATTTTTACAAACTAAACGATCTAAAAACTTTCCAACATTTTCAAATCCACCAAAACTAATGTCACCCAACATTATAAACGTATCGTATTGTCCAACTTTTGAATTGATGTTATTTACCAATACGTCATTCATTTCGTCTATTGTTTGAAAATCCCTTGTAGAGTTGATTGGAATTTGTCCGTCTTGAGTTCTCCAATTTGTCACACCTCGACAAATATTTTTGTGACTGTGGTGAATATCTGAGGTAACCCAAACTTTCCCTGTTACTAATATATCATCAAATTTCATACTAATTTAATTTGGAATCGATTTTTCATTTGTTCTATTTTATCTTCAGGAACTCCGTGTTGGTTGGTATTTCCATGACGATTTTCTACTATAATACTGAAGACCATATATTCATGTTCTTTTGCAAGTTCAAAATATGGTTCCATTTCCCATTCTTGAGTAAAGGTATTGGATACTGCGATTTTTTGAACGTTAGATGTCATCGCATGTCCAACAAACTCTTGGCATTCTTTATGTGCTTCTTTTATTTCTGAGGGAACAAAATTATAATTACCATCATTATCATAAAAATAATGATCGGCTTCGAATACGTTTGCCGTCAATTGTTTTGCAAATGTAGTTTTACCTGATCCCGGTCAAGGCACCCCCCGAACTAGGTATAAAACCTTATCGGAGGGTGCAGTATTTTTTAATTTATCCATATATTTATTATTAGAGGTATTTTAGATACCGAATACAAATATAATAAAAAAAATCGCATAAAAAAAGGGAGATGATCTCCCTTTAAAAAGTGGTAAGGTAAATGGTTATTTATTTTCCAAGTGATTTTACCGTATCTAATATTGCTTGAATGGAAAGTGAATTGGGTTGATTTTTAAGAATATTTATTAAAGCTTGAACATCTATTTTTTTGGTAGGATCCAAACTTACATTATTACTTGTTGTAGGTGTTGTTTGAACGGGTGGTTCAAATGTTTCTTCAGATCCATCAACATTTTCAGGTCCTTTATATGCAAGAGGAGTGAATGGTAGTGTTTTAATAGCGTCAAGACTTGGTCCTGATTTTGCTTCAGTCCAATTTATGTATTTTTTTTGGGTTAAAAGAGATTTTGCCTTTTCACTAACAGGATTGGTTTTTAATTTAAAAAAATATTTGTCCCCCTCTTTTTTGTAATCATAATCCTTATCGTTGTTATTCACTTCAATGTTTTCTACTTCGGGATTTTTATTTTCTGTTGGGGTAGTAGGTGCTGTGTTTGTAGGTGCTGTGTTTGTAGGTGCTGTGTTTGTAGGTGCTGTTTGAGTTGGGGTGTTAGCAACTGTAGGTCCAGATGGAGTTGCACCAACAACCGGAGTTCCTGGATTACCAGTAACCTGCTCATTAATTAAATTCCACTCTTTTGATTTTCTTGTTTCGTGAAGATTTAATATTCTTCTTTTTTCGTCTTCAGTTATACGTAATAAATTTTTCATTTTCATTTTCATTTAATACCTACATAAGTTGTAGAAAATTTATAACTTGTAAAATTTTCTATCGCATTTTTAGTTTTTAGTCCCATAATACCATCAGGGGTTAATCCAGCATTAAAACAAGAGTTTAATTTTTCTTGTATTTGTCTTACTTGATCTTCAGTTTGTTCATTTAAAATTGAACTTTCAATTAAATTTTCTTTTAATCTATTATATTGTCCTTCGGTTAATTTTATTTTACTCATTTTTATTTTTTTACGCGATTAATGTTTGATATTGATCTTTATTTATAGTCCTATCAACTTCCGGTGTTGGTGTTGGTTGAGTTGGTTGAGTTGGTTGAGTTGCGGAACATTTACCTGTGTTATCTATTGCTTTCATTACCTCATCAAAATTGAATGGGTATGTTTCACTACTAGTACCTCTTCTAATCTTTTGTCTAACCTTTTGTTTAACGTTACATTTCCACCCTGATGCTTTATACTCATCCCAAGATGCGTGTCCACAATTTTTAGCCTTTTCTGTTTTTTCAGGATCTTCATTTGTTTGTTTGTTCTCGGTTTTACATTTCCATTTTGCATTTCTATATTCATCAATTGAATTATAACCACAAGCTTTAGCATTTTTTAAAACTTCGTTTTCTGAAATTGTTTTTGTTTTTTTAATTAAACCGTAAATTGGTTTCCAAACATATTCATTCCACTCACTATCACTATCAATATCACCATCTATAGCATCAAATAAAGTTTCACTTTGTCTCATTGAGTAACTATAGTTCACAGCGCATAAATCAGGAAAAGTGGGTATTGAAGCTAAGTTAGCTTTAATCAATTCTTCATTTGTTCCCAAACCAGAAATCGCATTGTTCAACGAATCGGCAATTTCTTTTATTCTTGATGTTGGTAATGTTGTTTTTCCTATTCTACTCTTTTTTGTTTTACAAGCATTCAAAAGATTTTTAACTCTATCATAAGCCTTTCCTGACGAATAAGTATATCCTAACCAACCACCTATAACAATACCAGCTAACCCGAATGGTGCCGCTAAACTTGCTCCAACAACTGCGTTTTTAACATTCATTCTTGGATCAGCTTCATTAATACTATTTTTAGATTTTTGGATTCTTTCTTCATTCATTTTTTGGGTATGCATAGAAAGAATTCGTTTCATTTCACTTTCTGATATTTGTAATTTGTTTTTCATAAAAGATTTTTATAATAAATATAACAAAAAACAAAAAAAGGTGAGTTAACCTCACCTTAATTTTGGGTCGGCATTGAATTGCCAACTTCCCCACCACTTTATTTTTTTATTAGAATAAAGAAACTATTGTCTTTCCATCCAAATTTTAACTGAATTTTGATTTGTAAAGTAATTCTTGAACTGACAATTTTCTAATAACCCTTGTGTTAAATTGTAATCATACATACTACCACTTATATGTCCCCAAGGCGTATTATTAAGTGTTAAGGTATATGAAATTTGATTTGGATAAAAATTATAAGTTGACTGAACTCCGTTAAATGAATAAATATTATTGGTCAAAAAAACAAGAGTGTCAGATCTTACTTCTTGGTTAAAACTTGTGTTTAATATTTTGGTAATAACCCATGTTTGACCTTTTAATGCCGCCACAGAATCTACTGAAGTTGTGTCAGTAATGATTGGTTGTGGTCCTAAAGGTTGTTGAGGTTTAATATCTTCCTTTACACAAGATGTGATTAAAGAAATTAAAATGACTAAAAAAATTAAATGTTTCATATTATACTAGTGTTTCTATTTTATTTCTAACTTGTTCCCCTAAAGTAACCTCAACAACATTTGTTAAAATTACAGACTCCTTTAAAATTTTATGAGGTATGTGAACCAAAAATGTATTACCGTCAAAGTAAGACAAATCTTCTTTTAAGTTCAAAGATCCATCAACCATTTTCAAAAAGATTTTGAATTGGGTTTGGTCAACAAAAGATTCGGTTAATAAGGTTCCAAATTTTTCGTTAATAATTGTAATCTTGTGGTTAAATGTTGTTTTAATCATAGTTGTTTATTTCAACAAAGATAATAAAATTTATTTGATAAAAAATTTATTTTAGAACTTTTTTTAATAAATCTAATAACTCTTTATTATTTTCTTGTTGTGGTATGTCTTCTTTTTTATAGTATTTACAAGAGGTATGTTCAAATCCGTCTTTGGCATTTTTTAAATCAGGAATGTGTTTTTTGTCTGTTTCTTTAAAAAATACAAACATATGTCCTTTTTTGGTTCCATCTTTTTTATATTTATTTATAAATCCAACAAAATCCATATCACCACTAAGTTCTATATTTGTTTCTTCATAAAACTCCCTAAGTGCTGCATATCCAGGTGATTCACCATTTTCAATTTTCCCTGAAGGAATTGACCAAACATTTGGCATTGATTTTTCTGGTGATCTTTTACACATTAAAACTTCGTCATCGTGTTTTAAAATTATACCTGCCCATTTTTTAAACCTTTCCATATGTATTTATAAATATGAAAGTAAAAATAAATAACAATATATTTGACGTTAAAACTTTATTAACATCTAAAGATATTCAAAAAGGTATGATGGGTAGAAAATTTGACGGATCTTTTGATGGTATGTTATTTTTTATGAAAAATGAACCTCATTCTTTTTGGATGAAGAATTGTGTGGTTCATTTAGACATAATTTTTATAAACAATGATGAGATCTTAAAAATTCACCACAATTGTAAACCATGTATTACCAAAGATTGTGATCACTATGAGGGATCTGGTGATATGGTTCTTGAATTACCAGGTGGAACTTGTAAAAAATATGATATAAAAGAAGGTGATAATATAGAACTAGTCTAAACCAACTATTTTAACTTGTTTTTTCTCGTCCACAAAATGTTGAACTCTTTCTTTGGCAATTTTAGAATAATTTTCACTAAGTTCCACCCCTAACCACCTGCGACCCAAAATTTCCGCGGCGACTAAAGTAGTCCCGCTACCAGCGAACGGATCCAAAATCACATCGTTCTTGTATGATAAGATCTTAATCGCCTTGGTCGGTATGTCCATTGAAAAGGTCGCCTTGGTGAGTGATTTAGTGTCCGCAAAGTAATTCCACTGACCAAACACAAGTTCCATAAATTCTTTCTTATCGTTCTCGTCATAGACCATTTTATTTCTTTTTGTTCCATCTTCATTTTCAATTTCGGTTAATTCCCCCATCCATTCTGGTTGACCTTTTGTGAGTTTTTTTGGTGAATTTTTATATGCAAGTATAAGACATTCTTTCGGGTTGTATATATATGGTTGACTACAACTCATCCAAGAACCCCAAGCTGTTGTCTTACTTCTATGTGGGGATTCTTCCTGTAAATCAATTAAACCGAACCACTTGAACCCGATTTCTTTCATTACATTCCAAATTTCAGAAACAATAAAAACTCTACCCCCTCTATCTTTTAAATTAATTTCAAACGGAACATTAACACATATCCTACCATCATCTTTTAATAATCTAAATGCTCCTTCCAACCATTTTTTTGAGAAATCTAAATACTGTTCTAGTGTTGTGTTATCATCATAGACATCGTAAGATATGTTTACGGAATATGGAGGACTAGTAACCACCAAATCAATTGAGTTCTCAGGAAGATTTGACATAACTTCCACACAATCTCCGTTTATTATTTTTCCTGTTTCTATCATCTTATTATTTTATACTCTCTAATAAATCCCAAACTTCGTTTGAAAACTCTTCATACAGGTCTCCATCCTCATCGTCTGATAAATCAATAATTTCTTCGTCCAAACAAAAATCCACAATTATTTCGTGTATTTCCCCAAGTGTCTGTTCGTCATTTTTCAAACCCTCATATTGATTAAGAATCTGATTTTTTTGTTCTTCTGTTAATTTCATTTTTAAAATATATTTTTTATTATTTCACATACCAATCCCCAAGTTAATGTCAACCAGAATATAATAATAAACCCTGCAAGTATTCTATATCTTGTTCTCATCTTTTTTAAATTACTTGTGTTATTATTTGTGCTAATTTATATCCGGCAAAAGCTCCTGCAGCTGCTGAACCAGGTAGAACAATAAACTTTCCAAGAATTGTGTCGTATTTCTTTCTATTCACAATATAAGAAATTAGAATGTAATAAACAATATAGTTTATTAAAACTAAAAAGTCCAGTTCTTTTGAAACAAACACAACAATTGAATTTCCCAAAAATCCCCATATAAAGTTTATAAGAGTTTCTCTAATTAATTCATTTGGTGTTGTTATTGCATCTAAGACGTTAATCTCTCGATTCAGACTTGATTTTTTGTTTGAGTTGTTCGATGTGGTGTTCAAGATACCATCTCGCTTTGAGTAAATCTTGTAATTCTTTATCTTTTCCTTTTTTTCCTGCACGACTAATATATTTTATTGTATTTCCTAAACTAAATCCTAATTGCCAAGCATCAATTACCTTGATCGCTTCATATTCATTATTTTTTCCTCCGTAATGATCGGGGTGGTTTACTTGTTCTTCATTATTTTCCATAACTTATTTCCAAAATAATTGTATTACTAAAATTCCTAATGCTAAAATCAAACAAACTATTGTTTTTAATGTTAATGGTTCTTTGAATACCAACCAACTCAACCATGTAAACACAACAGCTCCAATACTAAACCCTATTAATCTTGAAGGCCACATTTGACCGTCAAACGCAATTATCATATTCTTTACAGAATACATAAATAACATTGATATGGGTATTCCCATTAAAACGGTCAACCAATAATGATTTTTAAACCACTCATATTTCAAGGTTCCTTGTAATTGGAAAAATGTTCCGATTTGAGCAAAGAACCCAAAAAGAATTCCAACCAAAAGTGCGACGATGTTTGTCATTAATTTTTTTTATATTTTTTTAATAATTTTTTTCTTGTGATATAAGTCCGGCAATTCTTCTTTTGAACATTGGTAATAACGTTTCATCAACAGGAAATACTTTAGTTGATGACATGTGAAAAATTGGTCCAGTTTTTTTATCTTCAATTGTGTATGTGGAAAAATTATTTATAATTTTTGAAATTGTAAAATCATTTATATCATCATTATAAATTAATTTGACATTTGTCATTTGCTGGAGGTTATTTTTTGTTTGTTTTTTAATTGAATATTCCCACACATAATGTTTTTTTTCGTGATCAATAAAATAAAAAAAACCTTTTGGGTGTATTATGTTTTTTCTATTTCTTTTAACTTTCATATCTAAAGAATCAAAGACGATCGTCCATACTGATTTTGCAATATTAAAATATTCCATTATTCTTGGTGCCGAATATGATAATATGGATATAAATTCTTTTTGTTCTTCTTCTGATAATTTTGGTATTTCTTTAACTTTAAGATCTTTAACTAAAAGTTCATCATCTATATTTGTTAATTTTTTGTCTGTGTAAAGTATTTTTTGGTCTCTCATTAAGGCTTGAACATTCATTAAATGTAATGATAATTCAATAAAACCTGGATATAGTTCTAAATTATCTAATTTTTCACCCATTTTTTGAAAGTAAGAAAGTAATTTGTATTCTTTGTATTCTCTATCAATAGGTTTTTCAAACATCCAATCGGTATTCAATAAAAATTCTATTTTTTTTCTTCTTGCCATATGTGTTAAAACATACAACAAATTATTTGACAAATAAAGACCTAAGAGACCCTCATTACATAATACTCGGTTCCATGTATATTAAAAGTATCGTAGTCTCCATCGTAAGAGTTTAATAAAGAACCGTAACCATCTGAATTAACAACCGTGTTTGTAATATCATTAGTATCAATAAAATCCATAATAAAGTTTTTATCATAACCGTAATGACCAATAAACCCTTTTATATCGTTTTCATACTCACTAACCCAATCACTTATTTCGTTTTCAATTGCACTTTCATCATAACCACCTTGAGGGTCGTCTTTAATTTCTTGAATGGTATCTTCTAAACCTTCAATTTTTAACTCAAGAGCTTCGTATTGATCATCAGGTAAATCTTCAGTTTCTAATCTTTTATTAAGTGAGTCTAAAGTTGCTTGAAGTTGTTGAACTTGTCTCATTTGTTGTTGTGATAGTTCTAAGGGAGTATCGTAATTCTCAGGATCGTTTCTTACTATATCATCATAAAAATATTCTAACCAACTTCTCCAACTTTGTGTATCTAAGGCGTCATCAAAAACCCACTCTGAAAACGCCTCAATACCCATGTCATCTAACATGTTTTCAACCACAACTTTTGCTGCGTTATCAACTTCGTCTTCGGTATAAACATCATAAGTATTTGGACTAAACCCATTACCACCTCCTAACCATTCGTATTGTTTTCCATACCCATAGGTCGCTCTTCCACTCGGATATATATAATACTTGTCTTCAGGAACTTCATTTCCTTCTTCATCCTCAACCATATCAACGTCACCATTTTGTTCTAAGTATTCGTATAAAGCTTCAGTTCTTTCTGAGTCGTCATCTCCATTTTCAACATCCCATTCACCTTCTTGTCTTTTTTCATCTAACTCAGCAAGTTTTTCATTTAATTCCCTTTGCCTATTTATTTTCCACATAGAAGATCCGTAGTCACTAATATAACGATCTACAGTAATTCCATCTAAGTTTGGAACATTAGTGTGAGAAATATCTAATCTGCCCATTACTCTTACAACACCGGTAAGTGGTCCAATATTTTTATACTCACTAACATTCAACGGACCTGTAATAACAATACCTTTACCTCTATATGGTTTTAGTTTAGATATTCTTTCTGCGATACCACCAACATCATCCAATAACTCTAAATAATCATCAGGTGAAATTGATACAAGATTTTCATCTTGTTCTAAGATATAATTTTTAAAAAACTTTTTTAATGACATATTTTAATAAATATATCAACAATATACAATTGATTTTTATTTTTTATCAATTAAAGTTTATTTTATAAAGTATTTATAGATAAATAAACCACTTAAAATAATTATCATGGCTGGATGCGGATGTAAAAACAAAGGACAAGCACAACAACCTCAAACTCAAACACAAACTCAACAACAAGCGTCTCAAGCAAACGCTCAAACAAATACTAATGTTCAAGAGAATGTGAAAAAAATTATTCAAAAATATTATAGAAGATAATATTTTGTTGTGTGAAAAAAATTATGGGTGTTCATATTGAGCACCTTTTTTTTTGTTTGATATTTATTAAAGGTATGAGTTTAGAAAGAGTAAAGAATTTAATTCAGTCATTTAACGATGGTGACTATGATGATGATATTGAACCGTATTTTAATACCTTAATGAATTTTTTAAACTTTGTTAAAAAATATGGTTTATTAGATGAACTTGATTTAGGGCAAATATCATCAAGAGAGTTTGATGATGAACTTTTTAACTTCTTTGAAGAAAACGGTATTGTATCAAACATGGATTATGATAGTATGCCAGAAGAATTCAAAAATCACTTTTTACTATATGGTTTAGAAAACAACTATGAAGGCACAATGTGGTTTATTACAAATAATCTTATTACTGATGTAACTATTAGACCTGACGGTTTTTATCTTCATTTAAGAGATAGAGAAGAATTAGAAATTCTTTTTTGTGGTGGAAGACGAGGTGAAGGTGCAAGATATGTTGCAAAAATGATTTTAAGTGAAGATGGTTTAGGTCATGAATGGTATTATGACAATTATGTAAAACCGTATCAAGTTGTTGATGAACTGAATGATACTAACATCACAACACTTAAAGATATTATTTTTAAAGAAATCGGAGATAAAGAATTATCTTTAGAGGATTATGACTCTGATTTTTTTGAAGAACTTTCTGAAGAACAAGGAACTGAAGGTTATTTTAGATTAAGAGCCCAAGACTTAGAAGGTTTAGTAAAAGATGAAGAGGCTTTTAACGAGTTATGTAATAATGATTTAGACGAGTTAGGTCAGAATTTGAAAAGTTTATATTGGAATTCTGAAAATCAAGCATATGAAAATGAGGTATATGATCTTGTGTATAATGGTTTAGATGAATACTTTGAAGGAAGAATTGATGAGGTTCCAATAGAGGTTACTAGAACTGATGGGTCTAAAGTAACAAGATATGATAGTTACATAAAAATCAGGAATTACCAAAACATAATTAAAACATTTTTAGAGAATAATAAAGGAGAATCATATAGTGATTCTCCTTTAGAATATTATGGCGGTTTAACTTCGTTAATGACTGGTATGATAAATAACGATGAAATTGATTGTATTGATTTTAGAGTTCCTGACTATCCTGATTGGGATAGAACAACAAAGAATATTAACGAAAACTTCTCAGAATACTTCTAACTATTTATAGTTTCGTTTATTTCTCATATACATTATAAAAATCAAAAATATGAGAAAATTAGAAAAAAACACAAGAAGGTATTTTGTAAATCTATTTGCCGACTACATCCTATCTAAATTTGACAAAAATGAAAATACAATCATTCAAGTTACGGATTGCGAAAACTTTGTTATCGTTAATGGTCAAACAACAAGTTCAAAAGTTCTTGATTTAGATGAAATCAAATCTGAATTTTTAGGGTGGTTTGATGATCTTATGGATAGTTTAGGTATGAAAGTGATCAATTTAATTGATATCATCAAATATGAACAAGATATAACAGATTTTTCAAGTGGTTGGGTTAATGTAAATAAAACTTTATATGTTGATGAATACGAACCGATTTCTGAGATCACAATAAATTCAGAGTTTCCTTATGGTCATAGTTTAGGGTGTGGACGAGGAATGTATTACTACTCACACTATATCTTTAACCACATGTATTCTTTATTAGGTGTTGATCAATTATACTTCAGATACTCAAACCAATTAGATGAAAATGAAGATTATAAAATCAAAGTTATATCAGAATCAAATTATTCAAAAAATCAAATCGTTAGTCTTGTATTAGATGTATTTGATATGGACATTACAGAGTTTAAAAAAAGATTATCTAATTATCAATTTTTTGATGATATTACTGATCCAAATTCTAATAAACCATATTTGATTCAGGATAGATTAGAAGATATAATTTTAATGTAAAAAGAAAACCCCACTGATTAAAGATGGGGTTTTTTGTTATCTTTCGTAAAACTCTTTGATTATTTTAAGACCATGTTCAATATCTTCAAAATCACGATCGGGAGCAAATAAATCTGTTTTAGGTGTTTCACTTTCAGGATTTTCAATCAACATAAAAGCAGGAACAAAGTCATTTCCTGTTGCTTCAACAAACATATCATATTCTTCTTCATGCTCTTCAATATCTCTATCTATAAAGTCAATTTCGGCCTCTGTCAACATATTTTTGAATGTGTGACAATGAGGACAACTTTTCATTGTAAAAACAACTGCTATCTTATCCATTGATCAATTCTGTTAAAAGATTATTTATTTGTCCTTCACTAAGAATACCAACTTTTGTTTCAACCACTTCTCCTTTATTGAATACTTTAATGGTAGGGACACTTCTAATTCCAAGGCTAATAGCAATCTCTCTATTAAGATCAACATCCATTGTATACATTTGAACTTCCGAAGTATTCTCGGTAGTTAATTTTTCAAATATTGGTTTCATCATAGAGCAGGGGCGGCACCAACGGGAGTGGAAGTCCACTATAACCTTGTCTCCATTATTAATTTTTTGTTGTAATTCAACACTACTAATTTCCATCTTTTTTCATCTTTTTTAAATTTAATATAAAGAAATCTACATCTTTTTTCTTTCTTATAGGATAATAAATCTTACAAGAAAAAGAAGAGATCATTGTTTCTAATTTTGATAAATATATGTAAATGTCATTATCAAAAACAAAAATTGAATCTAAATAGTGTGTTCCGTCAACATAATTTGTTCCCTCTAAAAAGTAAGGTGTAAACTTGGGTTTATCCATTAAAGTTCCAGATGTTAATCCATGACCATCTGTTAATTCGGTAATTGAGTAGAACTCACCTGTCTTTTCGGTTATTAGTTCTAAAAATCGTTTTTCGTGTTTAAATTTTTCCATAAGTAGAAATGGGGGTCAATGACCCCCGTTTTTTTATTTTATACCAATACCAACTCTTCAGCCGCTTCCCAAAGTTTGGTGTTTAGGTTGTGTGATGCTTGAATACTTTTGATCCCACGTAATTTGGTTGTTCGTCCTCGTGGAGTTTGGTAAGAAAATCCACCTCTCATCATCTTCTCTTGGATCACATTAAATACGGTCCAAAGATCACTTCCCTCATCCTCAGGACGAAATGGTGTTAGAAGATCACTTACGTCAATTGATGCTGGCGCATTTCCAACTGCCCATCGGATTTGAACCGCTCGTTTGATTAAATGAAGTTTTTCTTTTTCGGTCAACTCTTTTTCCATCATTTTGGAAACTGACTCTTCAATTTTTGGAAGTTTTTTTGAGAAGTCCTCAGCCAAACCTTTAACCTCATCTAAAGAAAAGTGGTTGTGACGAAGTGAAAATCTTTCTGCAACTGAGGTTGGAACCGTAAGTCCGTTGGAACAACAAACTCTAAATAATCCAGCTCCCATAGAAAATGTTGCCGATCCATCGTGAGAGTTACGGATGATTGCTTCAACCACAGTGTCACCAACTTTGGGGAGTTGTCCGTTTCGGTATTTCAACTCGTGAACAGAATGAATTCCACGACCTGTTTGTTTTACTGATGAAAGTTGCCAACCTTCACGATCAAACATATCCATTACTTCGTTGGTTGGAACAAACTCATATTTGTTTGTCATTTTTGAAGATGGTGATGTAGCGAATACTGCCGGAGCAATTGATTTGATTAATTCTGGAGTGTATATCATAGTTTAATTATTTTCTTTGTTTTTGTGTTTTTGTTTTCTAGTATATGATTTTTTACTTTTTTGAATAGAGGGTCTTGTCGCCTGCCATATTTCATTCATACTAAGTTCAATCTTTTTCATTTTGTTTCTTGTTTATCACAATACAAAGATATGTAATTTTTAATAAATACCAAATATTTTACAAAAAAAAACCACAATACTTAATTGTGGTTTATCTAATCGTGTTCTAAAAATTAATTTAAGTATATGTCTCCCCAATTTGTTCTTTGGATGCTCCCTTCTATTTTTTCAATGGATGCCTCATTATCAATTAATTCCGGCATTTTCAATTGGATTACAATATCAACCATTTGTTCTCTTGTTATTATATAATCTTGTCCTACTAACAAATTTTTTTCACACCTGTCTTTTAATTTATCAAAAAACTCTTTTTTCTGTGATTTCCCAATTAAGTCTATTAAATCATTTGGGTTATTTTCAAAAAAAGTTATAAGTTGTTTTATATATATTTCACAATCAATATTTCCCATAAGAACAAGTATAAACGTTTTATGACTATATGTCAAAAATTATAATCCTAAATCACTAAAATCAATCCCACTTAAATTATCGTCATCTTCATCATCTTCATCATCATATCCCATCGCGTTTTTATAATCCTGTTCTTTTAATTCTTTTACAATTTCATTAACCATTCCTTGAATAAATTTTTCTCCTTTTGGATCTCCTTTCAATATCATTTTTGCAACTCTCATAAACTCTTCAGCACTTAATGCTGAAAAACGCATAAACAAATAATGTTGGATGTGTTTCATGTCTTCATCAAACAATTCAATAGGATATGTTTGAACAAATTTCTCCCAAAATATCGGACCTAGTCTTGAATCCCAAATTTCAGAAGGAAGTGTGTCTTCCGATTTTAAGATCATTTCTTGTTGTCTTGGGTCATCAGGTAGTCCGTGTGTTCCAAATATCTCGTAAACACCCTTAACCAATTCGTGAACTAGTAATGGAAATGTTACAGCTCTTGCTTTAACCGTTGGTGGATCTGTTTCTTCATCAACTTCTGATTGTCCCATTTGACCACCGCCACCTCCGGCCATTCGTTCCATATCAGGAAAGATCCAATAAGCATGTTCCATTAATGCTTGGGTAACTGCGTATAAGTTCATAAGTTGGGGGTTGATGTCGTTAATCTCGTCTCTAACCATGTTATACATATGTCCACCTTTGAAAGCCGCTCCTTGAATAAGTGAATTGATAAATCTTCTTTTTGCTCTTTCAAGGTTAAAAGTTTCAATATCACCCATTAGTTCTTCAACCTCCTCTTCACTTGGCATTTCAGGTTCACTTTGCATTCCTTGTGCCGCTCCCATAGCTTGCATTACAAGTTGAGCATCAAATTGCATTGCCCCATCAGGAATACCCAATTCGTTTTTAACAAGTTCTACCGCTAAATCTTCCAATACTTCTTTGTGTTGTGATTGTATCATAACAAGTCTTTGCATTGCTTGTCCAACGGTCCTCATGAGTTGCATAAGTGCGTTTTCTCCTTGAATGGTTCTTGTGTCTCCCATTGCCATTCTAACTTTATCAACTGAGTCTTTAAATCTTTTTGAAGAAATAAGTTCAATAAAATCTTGGTCCATTTCTGGAATTGCGGGAAAGTTTGAATATGGGGTTTGTTTTGATAGAATTTTTCTTTCAACATCACCCGCCATTCTTTCAGGTCCTTCGTAATCAATTGGGGCTTCCATTAGTTTTATAAACTCTTTTTTGGAAACTCCTTCCGTATATAATCTTCTTTTAATATTTCTCATCTTATTCAAAATTAATTCCAAGTTCATCAAAACTTAACCAATCGGGCATATCACCTTTTTTAGCTTTAGGGTTTTTCTTTGGTCCGGGTTTAGGACTATATGGTGTTCCCGGTTTTTTTGGTTTGGTTGGTGTTTTAATTCCAGGTCTTACGGGAGTTTCTATCTCATTTTCTTCTAAATCATTTTTTAAATAATTTAAATCTTCGTCTTCATCAAGTTCCATATAATCATCTTCAAACAATTGTTGTTCTGATATAACTCTACCTCTATTATAATTAAAAAGGTATTTAATATTTTTAAGCTCTTCATTAATATTTTTTTTCATAACTTTTTTTCTTATAAATATCAACAAGTTTTATTCTGTCACCAAATAATAGTTATAATCAATAGAATAATATAAAAATTGTCCTTTTTGCTTTAAAATTTCATTAATTTTTTCCTTCTCTTCGGGTTTACATCCAACGATTTTTTGGTTTTTATTTAACTTTCTACCACTATGGGTGTTCAAACTACCAACAACAGGATCCAAATAATATTTTAGTTTTTTAATTAAAGATTTTTTATCACCAACAATACTAATTTCATATTGTTTACAAAGTTATTTAATTTCAGGTAATTCAAGTTTATTTAAGTCTTCCATATCACAAAGATACGAAAATTAAACTAATTTATCAAATTTAATGTTTTCCAAATAAGAATTATACTTTGAAAAATAATGATTCCAACTTGGGTTTTTACCCTTTTCTTTATCAGAATATCCGTGATGGTAAGAATTATTGATGATTGTTTTTTCTACGGGTTGAATTTCTTTTTTAAGATTTTCTAAAACTAAAATTGTATCTTCTGAAAGTTTTTCATTAGACAAATATTGATCTATTATTTTAACGATTGGTCCCATGTTTAAAAATGTATTAATAAATTTCTTCTAAGTCAATGTCCACATCAATTGGAATTCCATATTTTTCTAATAAGTTATAAAAGAAGTCATATACAACACTTCTAATCATACCCATTAAATCTCCCGTTTCATAATTACTTAATGCTTCTTGGTATGCGGCGTCTATTGTGTCGTTCACCATGTATTCTTCCTCAGTTTCTTCATCCAAACCATGAAAATCTATAGTTCCACGAGGATCAACATCAACCATTATCCCAATAAATTGTTCAGTTCTTTCAAGATGAACCACTTTTATTTTAGTTTCTAAATTAAATTCAGGTTCAATTAACTTATATTCTTTGGTATCAATTTCGTTTTTAATTTTATTTTCAAGAACCTCATAACCACCATTATACTCATACCATATGGGTCTAATTATATCATAATCATAACGAGTTTCTTTTTTAATATCAGAAATTTCATATATAATATCATCAAGATAAGGTTCTTCACCCATTTTTTTTTGTTTGTCCCAAATTTTATAACAAAACTTGCGAAGATTTTCTTCGGTCATGTTTTCCTTTATTAAATTTTGTTGTCTTTCTGTTATTAGTATTTTCATAATTAATTTTCCTCCTCAAAAAAAGAATTTATCACATCAGAAAACTTAAGACCCGCAATACTTATTCCAAGTTTTTCAGGAATTTCATCATCAACAAAATCATTACAATTTTCATTCATAAACCATTCAATATCACCCCTGTCTTGATACAAAAACTTTACCCCATCAATTTCAAAAAGATACATAGAACCCCAAAAATTCAACATCTTATTTATGTAAAATGTGTTAACACAATCTCCAATAAAAACACTAGGAACATCAAAGCTAGATGTAATTAGTTGAATTCTATTTGTAAAATCAACTCCAAGTGTTTTCTTTAGAAACTTTTTTATTTTTTCGTTTCTTGATTCAACTAAAAGTTTTTGTTGTCGTTCTGTTATTATTATTTTCATCTTCTTTTTTTAACTTTATTAAAACCATTTCTAATTTTTTCATTAAACTGACCACTAGATAAAAATAAAAAATCAAATCTATCAGGTGTTATCTTAGGATTTCTATACTCAAACTCCCTTCTAACTCTATTAATAAGCCAATTCTCATAAACCCCAAAATTATCAGGTTTATTACCTGGTCCTCCTTTTTTAATATCATTATTAAGTTCAATAATAACCTCATCAATGGTTTGACCTATTTCGGTTAATCTTCTTAATAATTTTATTTGATCTTCTGTTATTAATATTTTCATTATCCTATGTTTGCCCCACTCACTTCTTTTATCTCTACATCAGGAAATAATCCTTTGAAGTAGTCGTATACTGCGTGTTTGATGTGTCTTGACACTATATGGTATGGTATTACCTCTTCCATCTGCTCATCAACAGAATAATCATAATATAAGGTTTTAGATTCTTTTCTATACACAAATAGTAAATTACCATTTTCACCCATTAAGTATATTGACCCGTGAGCTTCCCCATAAGACTTAACATCCTGTTTTAACATCTTAATAAATAACTTTTTATACTTTGGGTATTCATCACTATACTCAGCATCGAAACGATCTCTTTTGTAGTCTTCGTTGATTAATCTTAACTGATCTTCGGTGATGATAATTTTCATATAAGATAAATACTTTATAAAATAAAAAACCCCCACTAAAGTGAGGGTCGTATTTTAGTTTGATCCTTTTGAATATTTTCTTGGTTCGTGTTTGTCAAAAAACCCTTCTTTTGATCCTTTCCAATCCCAAGGTAAATCATTTTCCATGTTATAAACTAACTGATCATCAGAAATACCTTTTAATTTTCTTTTCATTTTTTCCCAAGTAGATTCTTTTCTGTTTTCAGAAATAATTTTTCTTGTAATTCTTCTAATTTCGGATTCGGTTAATTTATTCATTTTAAGTAAATAAGTTAAAGTCTTCGTCTTCTTCAGATCTTCTTATGATTGAATCAGGGATTATGTTCTTACCTTCAGCTCCTGGCATATTCAATACCATTAGATTTGGCATGTCTCCAATACACTCAGGTAGTCTTTGAAGATTTTTATTGTCAACCAATGACAAATATTGTAAGTTTGGTAGAGAACATATCGCTTCAGGAAGTGAAACAACACAATTAACAAAGTTAAGTGCTTGTAGTTGTTTAAATCTACTAATGTCGTTTGGTATATTCAAAGCTATATTGTCTCCTCCTCTTGAAGTGTTTTTAAATGTAAATCTTTTAAGATTTTCAGGTAATGTTGCAAATAACTCATCAAACCCATAAAGAGCAACAAATTTAGATGCCGAGTCACCAGGATAGTCAATAACAACTTTATCACCTTTTTCACCCGCCAATGATTTCATAAACTCAGGTTTGAAGAATGTTTTAAGACCTTCTTCATTTGTGTTTAAAAAATCAACAAGATTAATTTGTCTGTCGTCAGCATCCATAAACTGATTATCAGGGAAATGGAATTGGTATCTGTCTGCCGGTAAACCTGAAACTTCTCCCGTCTCTTTTCCATAAGATTTGAATGATCTTGGTTTGTTTGGAATTACAACATATAATGGTCCTTTACCAATGTATTTATCAAACCAAGTTAATCCTGGTGATGATGTGCACCAATTAGTTTCCCCTCGTCTTGCTTCATTATGAGATCCACCATAAAAACATGCGGCCTCTTTACCTAAAGGACCTTTATCTGAGATTTTAGCAACAGTCCAATCTTGACCTCTATAAACGATGTCAGCTCCAGGGTGAACATATGTTACAGAAGCTTCTTTTTTCTCATCGGCAGTTGCTTTAGTTTTTTCCAAACTAAAATCTTTAACTTGATCTTGTAAAGTTTCAATACTTAACTTGTTAATATCTCTGAACTCTTGTGGTAACCTATTTTTAAATCTTTCGAACTTTTGTAGGTTTGTTGTAACCTTATATAAGTCTTCCATGAAAAGATCTTGGAATTGTTTTAAAGCTGATTTATACTGACCTGATTGTGGATCTACAATATTTAATGGGTGGTCCGCAGGTAACTTAGGCGTGATAAAGTTTTTAATTAACCATTGAGCGTATTTACCGATTTTAACTCGGTCCATATCTTGTGGTTTTACATTATCAATATCCATTCCATCGGGAATTTTTGATGTTGGGTCAGCAGCAATAAGGGCGACTAATGTTTCAAATGGTAGAATACCTTTTTGACCTTTTTCTTTTGGTTTTACAAATTTGTCAAAAAGTACTTGGAATCTTGAACTTTCAACAATTAGATCTCTTAATATGTTTGTAAATCTTAGTGACATAATAATTTTATAAATAAATATTAGTAAATGTGAAAAAATTAATAATTCATTATAAGTATTTCTTCACCCATGTTTTGTTTCTCACCTTTTTTGGCTGAAGCTGCCTTTGCAAACTCTTTTCTTACCCAAGTATATTGGTCTTCAGGGAACCATTCAGATAAAAGTGGGAAATTATAGTAAGACATACCAAACTTACCATTTACTTCTTTCAAAACGTTCGCCAAACGCTCATGATCTTTTCTATCAAAATCGTGATTTGAATAATAATTTTCAGTTTTCCAATAGGGGGCGTCAATATAATGGAAAGTATTTTCACTATCATATTTAGTAATAACATCAGCGAAATCCATGTTTTCAACATCAGTTATATTTAAAAAATGGTCAATCCAATCAGGTTTAGTCAATTTATCTCTGAAGGTTAAATATTTTGATTTGTATTTACCTTTTAAGTCGATATATGATGATGTCTCAGGTTTGGACCCTGAAAATACTTGTGTGACGATGTAAACATATTTAGCT